AGAGGAAAACGCGACTTTTCTCCGTATGCACACCGACCAGGAAAACCTGACCAAGGCAATCGAAGCCCGCTCCGTGATTTCCGGCATGGATTCCGGCAACAGCGGCATTCTTTCCGTCGAGGAGCCAACGCCGATGCTAAGCTACCGCCAGGCGTTCGAACACTACGTTCGTCGCGGGGACAAGCACATTGACCCGACGACCTACGCGGTACTGACCGGCGGCGAAAAGCGGGGCACCAGCACCATCACCACGGAGACCACGGGCATCATCTACGGCGGCTACGTCGTGCCCACCGAACTTTCCCCGGAGTTCATTCAGACGCTGAAAGCCTACGGAGGTATGTACCAGGCCTCCCGCATCGTGCGCACGGCAGGCGGCGGACTGTGGAATCAGCCCTACGTTGACGACACTTCAACAGCGGCACTGCTCACGGCGGAGGCAAGCGCGACGACCACGCAGGACTTTTCTATCAGCCGCATTCAGCTCAACAGCTATACCTACCGCTCCAAAATCGTCGTTTCCCGCGAATGGTTGCAGGACGAAGCGGTAAACGCGGTATCCGAACTCAACGTAATGCTGGCAACACGCCTGGGTCGCGCGATTAACGCGCACTTCACCACTGGCGACGGGTCATCTAAGCCAACGGGCATCCTGGCAACTTCCGGCGGTGCGCCAACGGGCAAAACCACGGCGAGCGCCACGGCGATCACGGCCACCGAAATTTTGGACTTGATTCACAGCGTTGACCCTGCCTATCGGACGGGGCCGAACGTTGCCCTGATGATGAACGATAGCACCCTGGCCGCTATCAAAAAGCTGACCCTGGGCAGCTCTGATTCCACGCCGCTCTGGGTGCCTTCGATGCGCGAGGGCGAGCCCGCAACCATCTGGGGTTATCCCTACGTCATCAATCAAAGCATGGAAAGCATTGCGACCGGGAAGAAGACAATCGCCTTTGGCGACTGGTCTTACTACGTCATCCGCGAGGTGCTTAACCCGGTATTCGTGCGCACCGATGAATTGTTCCTCGACAATTTCTCCGTCGGTTTCTACGGATTCAGTCGTTACGACGGCAAACTGATTCCGGTCGGCGCAATCAAACTACTCGTACAAGCCTGATGAAGATTAGGCTTAGGCAAAGTCTGGCAGGGGTGAATTTCAACATCCCTGCCGGACAAATTATAGACGTCGAATACGACGAAGGTATGCGGATGATCGCGGCGGGAATTGCCACCGCAGCAGGATATGAAACGGCAGAGGAAAAAGCCAAAATAGAAAATCGTGGCGTACAAGGTAACAACACTTCCGGCGACAGAGGTACTAAGCAGAAGCGAAGTAAAAAATTATCTAAAGGTTGACGTTACAACGGATGACACCCTAATAGATACGCTTATCACTGCCGCGCGGCAATGGGTAGAAAACCATTGCGCCCTGGGCCTACTGCCACAAACTATCCTGGAGACCTTCGACGAACTACCCGCGCCCGGCGTCCTTCGCCTCGGCGTTAGCCCGGTGCGCGACGTGAGCGCAATCACCTACCTGGACACCGCAGGCGCGGAGCAGACGCTTTCAACAGCTATATACAAGGCGGACACGGTGAGCCTGCCAGCGCGTATTATACGCCGCTCCGGTCAAACGTGGCCGGTCGTTAACGAAGAGCAAGCCGCGGCCAGTGCGATATACACGGTGGGCTACGACAATGCCTCCGCAGTGCCGGCACCCATCCGGCAGGCGATGCTGCTCACGATTGCCGATATGTACGATAATCGAACGGACTACATTAAGAAACTGCCAACGGCTGCGGAGTACATGCTCCAGGCTGCCGGGTATAGAATCTGGAACTTTGGATAACCCGACAAAATACCGGAAAAACGAACGCGTTGGCAGACTTGATGAGCGCGTAACGCTGCAGGGCGTAAGCGAAAGCACGAACACCTACGGCGAACGTGTGGAGACCTGGATAACGTTAGCAGAAGTGTGGGCACGGCTTGACTACAATATCTCAAAGAGCCGCGAAGTTGAGGAAGGCGGACAGGAAAGCGCACAACAATACATCAATTTTACGGTCAGGAAGCGCACGGACGTAAACGAAATAACGCGCGTGCTGCATTCGGGCAGAATCTACGATATTGAAGCGATCGCGCAAAGCAACGACGGGCAATACACGGTGATCAAAACGAAATTGGTTAAGCCATGATAGGAAAGGCCTTATACGGAAAACTTAGCGCAACGGCTGCCGTAACGGCGCTCGTTAGTACGCGTATTTTCCCGGACATGGCAACGCAGGATGCAACGTATCCTTTCATTGTATACACCAACGACGCAACGCAACCCACCGACGTAAAGGATAGCGCTTCGCCGCTGGATGTCGTTACGATGAGCGTAATGATATATAGCAACAGCTACTCCCAGGCGCAGGACATTGCCGCAGCGGTGCGCACGGCGCTTGACCGCATGACCGGCACGGTGCAGGGCGTGAATGTGCAAAGCTGCCGCTTTGAAGGGCAAAACAGCGCACAAATGGAATTCGATAAGCACGTTTTTGTCATTGAGCAATCATACGTATTTCGGCACATTAGATGATACTTGAAATCTTGAAGCCTTACTGGAAGTGGAAGCCCGGCGACACGCCGGACGTGAACGAGGAGATTGCAGAGCCGCTAATACAGCAGGGCATTGCGCGGGTTCACGAAGATCAACGCCGCCGCGATTACACGCCGAAGCCGCAGGCCGAAAGCCCGGCAGAGCCGCAAAAAATAGAAGTCAATAACTACTATCTGCCGCCGGAATATTACGAGGCAGACGAAATATCAGAGAAAAAAACATTTTTTCAACGCTTAAAGGATAAGATATGGCAACCGTAGTAAACGGCACTAATTTCAGAATCTACGCGTCTGGCATTGCCATTGGAGAGGCAACGAATTGCACGATGAGCCTTTCTACGGAGACGCGGGAGACACTTACGAAGGATAACGTCGCTTCGTACACCTCCGCCGAGCCCGGCAGGCGATCCGGCACGCTGCAAAGCGAGGGGCTTATCGCTTTCGATACAACGAACCTGGGCATTGATGATCTTTTCACGCACTACAACGCGGGCACAAAGCTCGTTGTACGCTTTCAGCCCAATGTTACGGGCACACCTTACTGGCAATGTACGGCCTTCATCACGAGCCTGGAAATGGCGGCGGCGGTGGAAGAAAACGCAACGTACAGCGCAACCTGGACAATCACCGGGGCGGTGGTAATGACAACGTAAAAAAAAATCCGGTATAAATGAAGGGAGCAACAAGTATCAACATCGAGGGCGGCCAATTACCTTTTTCGTTCGGCATGGCCGCCCTCACCAAGTTCTGCGAAGCACATGGATTAAGCCTATCCGAATTTTCAAGCATAGGCGAAAACATGCCGCCGCGCTACATACTTAGTCTCGTGTGGCATGGTCTGCAAGATGGTGCCAGGAAGGAAAGAAAAGACTTTTCTATGACCCTGGACGACATCGGCGACCTGATAGACGAAAACCCGGCCATGCTGCAGCAAGCCATGGACATGATTGCCACGGCCATGCAGGGCACGGGAAACGCGAAAGCCCCGGCCAGGAAAACCGGGGCGAAGCGCTGACCCTGCAAGCCCTGCAGCGCGCGGCGTGCGGATGGTACGCAATGCCGCTATCCGATTACTGGGATAGCGACCTTGCAACGGTGGTCAACGTCATACAAGGCCGCCGGGACGCCGAGGAAGGCCGTGAGCGGGGCGAATGGGAGCGCGCGCGGTGGCTCGCCGGGGTCTTCCTGCAGCCGCACATGAGCAAGGGGCGCACGCTGAAAGCGCAAGACCTCGCCGTATTCCCCTGGGAGCGGGAAGAAAAGCCCGTCGCGGTGCCGGGCGCAGCGCGGGGCAATGACCGGGAATTGTTCGACCGTTGGGACGATGAAATGAAAAAGCAATGGCAAGGATAACAAGGCAACAGGCGCGGATAGACTTGACCGAAGTGCAGGGCGTTAACGAAATGCTCGCAGAGGCACGGGATATTATGCGCGGAATAGCCGATTGGAAGGAACGCCTAAGAATTGCCGAAGAAGCCGCTCCGGTCGTCATCGAAAGCGCGCGGCGCCTTGCAAATGCCGCATTTCAAAACAAAAAAGTACACTTTCGCTACGACACAAAACATAAGATTTCCGGCAGGCTCCGGGCTGCCAGGGGGCGTGGCATCATCAAAGCGGAATACACGCCGGGCAACCTTAGCCGTTCGATTATTGACATTGCCTCACGCCGCGCGGCATTGCGGCGCGGATACCGCTGGAAGGTAATCATCGGGCCATACTATCAAGGCCGCCTGGGCGCGCGCGGGGTCTATAATTTTAACAGCGAAAAGAAAATAGACGGCTACTATGCACACATGGTTTACGGCAGCGCCAGGGCTTTCCAGCAGCGAATAATGATACCCGCACTGGTTGCGGTGCGTGCGCAGGTGCTTGCGATTTTCAGGCGTGAGGCACAAAACACGATAAGGAAAGACGCAGGGAAAAGCAAATTTATAGATTTCCTTAAGGACTTTTAACGCTGAATAATGGCATTAGCGCAGCTTAACGTTACATTAGGTCTACAAATACAATCCTTTCAAAAGTCTTTGAATAGGCTGGAAAGGGATATTAACCGATTTCAGCGGCGCTTTGAAACGATCGGCACCAACCTCACGCAAAGCATCTCCCTGCCCCTCGCTGCCCTGGCCGGATCCGCTGTTACCGCGTTCGGCGAGTTCGAAAGCCTGGAGCGTGCCTTCGCCGCCGTGGCCGCTGAAGGCACAAACGTCAGCGAAGAAATAGAACGCCTGCGCAAGATAGCCCAGGCGCCCGGCCTTGGGTTCAGCCAGGCGGTACAAGCATCCACACGCCTGCAGGCGGTCGGCCTTAGCGCCGGGCAAGCCGCGCGGGTCGTGGAGCAGTTCGGCAACGCGGTAGCAAGGTCGGGCGGCGGTGCTGAATCCCTGGACGGGGCGGTGCTGGCACTTACGCAGATTGCATCGAAGGGCAAAATTTCAGCCGAAGAAATTAACCAGCTTAGCGAACGCATCTTTGAAATACGCCCGGCGCTGCAGGCGGCGTTCGGAACGGCGGATAGCGAGCAGTTGCAAAAGCTGGGCATTAGCGCGGAGGAATTTATTGCGCGTACCACCGAAGAACTGGCGAAGCTGGAGCGGGTCAACGGCGGCCTTGCTAATAGCTTTGAAAATTTCCGGGATAGCGCCCGGCAGGCGCTCACGGATATAGGGCGTGAAATTGCTACGACTATTGACTTAGAAGGCATCCTGGACAGGATAAGCAACGCGCTACTAAGCGCCGCAACGTTTTTTCGCAACCTATCCCCGGAAGCTAAGCGCCTTGCTATCAACATCGGCCTGATTGCCATTGCAGCGGGGCCGGTGCTTATTATTATCGCAAAACTTGCAAGCGTCTTCACCCTGGCAACGCAGGGGCTAAAAATACTTATTGGCGGCGTGAAAAGCCTGGGTGCGGCTTTTGTTTTCCTGACCACCCCGGCGGGTATCACCGTCGCCGCGATCCTGGCAATTATCGCGGCGATAGGCTTTCTGTATTTGGAATTTGAGGGCGTTCGCAAAATTATCAACGGCGTTTCGGATGCTATTGTGGCTTTGGGCGGCGTTGCAAAGAGCGTGGTGGGCAATATTGTAGATGGGTTTAAAAATTTATTTAATCAGGATTTTAGCAAAGCGGGCGAAAACTTTAAAAAGGCCTTCAGCGAAAGCCTTATTTTCAATACCGCAAAGGTCGCAGGCGATGCGTTCGACAAAGGATTCACAGACGGCAGTAATCGGGTGAAAACAAAAATTGATGAAATCCGCGCCAAAATTAAGCAGCTCGCCACCCCTGCCACCGGGGCAGGCGGCGCAGGTGCGGGCACCACGGCCTTTGACTTTGGCGGCTTCGAGCGCGCGCAGGGCGGTGGTGCGGGCGCGGCGCTTGACCCGGCTTTGAGCAAGGCGCAACAACTTAAAGATACCTTCGACAATGCCCTGACAAAGTTCATTGCCTCGATTAAAACGGTCAGCTCCGGCAGGGTGGGTTTGTTGGATTTGGGCTTATCTACTCCGATAATTAATGAGCAAAAAGAGGCTTTGCTTGAATACGAAAAAAGCCTAAAGTCAATTAATGAAACCGCAGCGGTCTTTGGCACTAATCCCCTGGAAGAAACTTTTAGGGCGACGGAGGCGGCACTAAAGGCGGCCATTGCGCAATTTGGCCCAGCGT